CAAGTCCCGCCAGTCCCAGTCTTCACGGAAGTGGTGAAATGGTATACACGACTGACTTAAAATCAGTTGCCTTCGGCTTGCGGGTTCAAGTCCCGCCTTCCGTATCTTGCAAGGGGGTGTAACTCAGCGGTTAGAGTGGGCTCTTTATAAGGGCTAAGTCGAGAGTTCGATTCTCTCCACCCCTACCTGCAAAAAAATTGCATCGGATGTGACGATTTAGGTTGACAAAATCGCCACATTACTGCGAATGTGTCGGTATGAGAGAAAAACAACTTTCTATTGCTTTAGGTCTCAGCAGGGACATCTTGAAGGAATTCCGTGATTCCTATGAAGAAGGCACAGACTGGTATAAGGTCGAGTCTCGCAAGCCTCAGCATCTCTGGGAGGTCGAATGGACTGACGCTGGCGTTGCCAAGGTCAAGGAAAACATCGGCTTCAAGGAGCCAGAGAAGATTAACCCTCCAGAAAAAAAGCGTGGCACAGTCTATGCTAAGTTCAAGAACCCAAAGGTTATTGGTGTTCTCATCGATGGCAAGCAGTTCAATGTGCTGTGTAAGGAGTCAACCAAGTTCGGAATCGGGATGCCCGTTGATGTCCGCTGGGATGGCTCACGCTGGTGCGTTGTCCGTCACCCTAGGTTTAACGGCAAGTACTGACCCAGATGACCAAGACGATGCTGAAGAGGAGATTCCTTTTAACGATTTGATATGGCTTTCTCCCCGACACCTCATCCGATTCTGATAACGCCCACTACGGACGATATCAAGCGGTTGGTTGAGAAGGTCGGAGAGGAACGGACGCTGGAAATCTTGAATCTCAGAGAAGATAAGATACAAGCGGAGAAAACAGACCCATACAGGCACGGCTTTGACCTACCGCATTGGTCTGATGCGGATGAGATATTGAAGGCAAACAACGAGATACTGGTTCTTGGTGGCAATCGAGCCTCTAAGACCGAATGGGCGGCAAAACGGGTAGTTCAAACGCTCTGCAATATGGAGAACGCCCGTGTCTGGTGCTTGCACACGACAAATCAGTCGAGCATTCAGATGCAACAGCCGATTATCCACAAATATCTGCCGTCTGAGTTCAAGGAACTGAGGAAAAACAAGATTCAGAATGTATCGTACACCCAGAAGAACGGGTTTTCTGACAATACATTCATTCTGCCGAACAAAAGCCAATGTATCTTTATGAATTACGCCCAGAAGCGTGATGTCATCGAAGGTGGCGAGGTAGACCTCATCTGGTGCGATGAACTTGTGCCGTTAGATTGGATTGAGACGCTCAGATATCGTATCGTGACCCGTAGCGGTAAATTAATCGTCACATTTACCCCAATTACTGGCTACAGTTCCGTGGTCAAGGAGTACATCAGCGGTGCTAAGATAATCGAACACAAGCCGTCTCCGCTTCTGCCAGATAACATCAATGTAATGGGGTGTCCGAAGGGTACAATGCCGTATAAGGCGAAGTCTTATGTGCGTCCCGCTGGCGTTATGTGGTTCCACAGCCAACTCAACCCGTACAACCCGTTTGAACAGTTAAAGAAGACCCTCTTGGGCAAGAAACCTTATGAAGTCAAAATCAGAGCCTATGGATGGGCAGACAATATCAGCGGAAACCAATTCCCCAGATTCAACCCCGAAGTCAACATCGTCAAACCAGATGATGTACCGAGAGACGGAACTAATTATATGGTTGTTGACCCTGCTGGGGCTAGAAACTGGTTTATGCTATGGCTACGAGCATCTGCGGATGGCTGTCTCTATGTATATCGAGAATTTCCAGATTCGTCTGAAGGAGAATGGGCATTACCTTCTGCTGACCCCGATGGAAAGATGGGGACTGCCCAGCGTAACGGGGCTGGACGCTCTCTTGCGGAATATAAGAATCTGATTAAGAACCTAGAGGGCGAAGAGGTCATTTCTGAACGCTATATCGACCCTAGGGCTGGCGGTTCCAAGGCTGTGACCGAAGACGGGGGCGTTACTCTTATCGATATGCTTGATGACGGGGAGAGCCCTATGAACTTCCAGCCAGCCGCTGGCATCCGTATCGAGCAGGGCGTATCAATGATTAATGACGGCTTTGCCTACGACTATAGTCAAGAACTTTCACCTTTGAACAAACCTAAACTCTATATTTCAGAAGAATGTCAAAATCTTATATACTGCCTAAAGGAATGGACTGGGCTGGATGGGGAAAAGGGAGCAACCAAAGACCCAATCGACTGCCTACGCTATCTAATCACGATGAATCCAGAGTTTCTGAGTTCAGAATCGCTGAAAGGCACGGGTGGGGGAAGTTACTAATGGAAATATACTATCCATTCCTCTTGACCCGAGCGAAGGCAATGTTACTTATGGGCTTGACAAGACGCAGGTTAGAAGCCCTTGCTATCAACGGAATTGTCAGAACCTATACCACAAAAGGGGGTCACAAACGATATTTCCGAGACGATTTAATCAATTTTATAAAAGATGAGCATAACTAAGAACAATATTTCGACCAAATACAATCCGAATCAAGATAAACTGGTCTACGCTACGAGCAAGCCAGATATCCCGTATCTTTGGCAGGAATACAATCGTTCCACGCAGAATGGCGGTAATGTCGCCAATATTATGGAGAATGACGACATCCGTCTCTCCCGCTGGGCTGGTCAGACCTCTGATGGCAAAAAGCACTCTACATCCCGTATGGAGGGCGATGCCGCTTTCCCGTTTGAGGGTGCTTCTGATGTCCGTTGCCGTCTGGTTGACCGCACAATCAATGACATCGTTGCGATGCTGATGACCACCTTTGACCGCTGTAAGGTAAAGGTCAAGGGTACTGAATACAACGACTACGACTTCGCTGGCTCCGCTAATGTCCTTATGGATTGGCTCACCCAGTCTAAGATGCGGCAGGAACTCCGTTCTGAAGCGGAACTGCTCGCCCAGTACACCCAGCAGTACGGCTGGTCTGCCCTGCACATCCTCTGGGAGCAGGAGACTGCTTTCCGTAATCAAGTCATCCGAATGGAGGAGATTCAGCAAATCTCTCAGCAAGCCCAGCAGACTGGCTCATCGCTGGCTGACCTCGCTAACGCTATTATGCAGGAGGAGCAGGAGGAATACGCCATCGACCTCATCTCGCAGTACATCACGGATGTTAACCCGAAGGACATCAAGAAGGCTGTCCGTCAACTCCGTGAAACAGGCAAGGCTGAGTTCCCACAGGCTTATACCTCCAAGAACCTCCCGTCCGTCACGGCTCTTAAGCCCTTTGACGAGATTTCGTTCCCGCCAGAGACCATCGATATCCAGAACGCCAGAGTCATCTTCCGCAGAGTGTTTATGACCGAGATGGAGATTCGCTCACAGGCGGCTCAATACGGCTGGGGCGAGGACTTCGTTAACCAAGCGGTCAGCGTTGCTGGTCTGCGTACTAACTTCCACGACCCGAACATCCTTCCTGCGGCTACGCTGATTAACTACCAGATTAACCGCAATATGCACTTGATTGAGGTCGTCTATGCCTACAGTCGCCTTATCAACGAAGACGGCACACAGGGCATCTACTGCACTATCTTCTGCCCCCGTGCTGGTAGCGATATCTACGCCAGCCACGAACTCCTTGGTGATGCCCATAACAAGTATCCGTTTGTCATCTACCGCAGAGAGCGTCTCCGCAGACCTATCCAAGAGTCCCGTGGCGTTCCCGAGGTCGCTATGACCGACCAGTTTGAAATCAAAGCACAGCACGACTCTATCCGTGACCGCACGGCTTTCACCACGATGCCTCCTATCCTCGTCAAGAAGCGACTGGGTGGTATCAATAAGATTGCTCCGGGGCTACACCTGCCTGTCACGACTCCAGATGACTACAAGTTTATGACTCCTCCGCAGTCGGAGACTCAGACGGCTTTCAATCTCATCAACATCGTTGAACAGAACCACGCCGCCTACTTCGGTATCTATCACCCGAATATCCAGCCTCAGCGTACACAGATGACCCAGCAGTTCGTTGTGAACAACTGGTTGGATGTCTGGAGCGAGACCTTCAATATGCTGTTCAGCCTGTGCTTGCAGTACCTCGACCCCGCTGAAGTCGAATCAATCACCAACGCTCAGATGGCTCAGAATATGTCGTCCATCAGCAACCAGTACGACTTCCAGATTAAGTACGATGTCAGAGAAATCGACACCGACTTCGTGATGCAGAAGTTACAAGCGATTATGCAGTTCGTGATGCCGTTGGACTCCTCTGGTGTCATCGACAAGACCAAGTTGGTTCGTGCGGCTATCGAGGCTATCGACCCAGACAAGGCTAAAGACCTCATCGTTGAGCAGTCTAGTGCCTCTCAGTTGATGTATAAGGACATCCAGTCTGACATCGGTCTGATGATGTTGGGCAATGAAGCGAACTATGTCGAGAACGACCCGACAGCCCAGACAAAGTTGCAGTACATCCAAGACATCGTTGGCAAGAATCCGAAGGCTCAACAGCAGATGCAACAAGACCAGCACTTCCGTGCGTTGCTTGAGAACTACATCAAGAACCTCCAGATGTCTATCAGCCAACAGCAGAACAAGCAGATTGGTCGCACAGGCGTTACGCCAGTCGGTCAACAAGCCGCTGACGCTATGACAGGTCAACTCCAGCAAGCGGAGCAGATGCAGAAGCAACAGGAATCCCAGATGGGAATGTAATCTATGCTACCACAGGAAATTATTCACGGCTTCGCATTCGATAAGGACAGCCCTCTCTGGAAGGCGACAATGATGTTGCTCGATGCGTCCATCGAATCAGAGACGGCATACGCTCTGGCTAAGGAAAACAAGGGTGAAGACAGGGCTTACCATTGCGGTAGAGCCGAAGCCCTTAATTCCTTCAAGGCGGTCTTACTGACCACAAGAGACACAGTTCTTAAAGATATCGGTAGAACCGAGTGAGATGTTTCGTGCGATAATGGTACAAAACACAGTTTACACTTGCTTAGGTTAAAATTGTAAAGAATTTACCCCTAGTTCTGGGACTATAAAACCCTGCTATACAAAAAATAGGACTTTAGACCTTTCTCTAATGAATACAGAAAATCAATCCGACCTTGGGACGGAATCAAACAACCCCACGCAAAACAACGAAGGCAATGCCCCAGCCTTTGACCAGTCAAAACTTGCCGATATCATTGGCGAGTCCTTCCTAGGCGGCAAGGAAGTAGCGGAGGAGTCGGACTCCCAGAAACAGACCGATACGGAGGGTCAAGCGACCTCCGAAGAAGATAGTGAAGTTCTTTCACAGGAAACCAATACAGAAAGCGACCAAGAACAGTCAGAAGACTCCGAGGAAACCGAAGAAACCAAGTCTGAAGATGATGAACTTGAGCGTGGACTGCCAAAGGGTGTCAAGAAACGCATTGACAAACTCTCTGCCAAACGGAGAGAAGCGGAAGCAGAAGTGGAAAGATTGAAGGAAGAAGTGGAGAGACTGTCGCAAGAGGCTAACAAGCCAGCCCAGACTCCTAAATCCGACAACCCGTACACCAATCTGAATACACTTGAACAAGTGAATCGTGAGGCTGACCAAGCCAAGCAGATTAGACGCTGGTGCGAACTGAACCCCGATGGTGCAACTGTAACGGACAAAGATGGTAACGAAACGGACTATTCCGCTGAAGATGTCAGAAGAATCAAGATTAAAGCCCTTGATGCCCTTGAAGAACATCTCCCAGCCAGAGCCAAGTACATTGAGCAATTCTCACAAATTGACCAAGTGGCTCAAAAGGAATACCCGTGGTGGAAAGACAAGAGTTCAAGTGAGCGTCAAATCGCTGACTCGTTCCTCAAGCACTTCCCCGAGATTACCAGATTTCCCGATTACAAGATGGTGCTTGGTGACTATATCAGAGGCGTTAAGACCCGTGAAGCGGCAACTAAGCGTACTCCGTCACAACCTACAAGACAAGCACCTGCTCAACCGAAGCGTACAGCAACCCCTCCCTATGTCCCTCAATCAGAGGTCAAGGTTAAGGATGCCCAAAAGCGTTTCGGTGCTACTGGCTCCAGAGACGACCTTCAATCTATTATCGCTAACCGATTCCTGTAATCACCCCTAAAACCTATATACTACTATGGCTAATCTCACAGAACCTTCCTTCTCGTCTGGTAAGAGAGAAGAACTCGCTGACCTCATCGCTCTCGTTGATGCTAAGGATACTCCTTTCACATCGATGGCTAAGAAGGGTAGCAAACCTGGCAATACCCTTTTCAGATGGCAGGCTGACCGCCTTCCGACTCCGAAGACAACGGGTACAGTCGATGGCACAGATGTCACCACCTATGAAAACTATGTCAAGGATGGTGCGACAGTCTATCGTGCTGAACTCTCCAACTACATCCAAATCTTCCGTAGAGCCGTCCGTGTCTCCCCTCTGACACAGGATATCTCCACAGTCGCTGGTGTGCGTGACGAACTGGCGAACAATGTCGCCAAGGGCATCCAAGCCCTCAAGCGTGATATGGAGTCCACCTTCTGCGGTACGCAGGGGGCTCAACTCGACAACGGCACGAATGCCTACCTCACCCGTGGTCTCGACAAGTGGCTGAAGCCTACTGGCTCAGTTGACACAGTCCTCCCCTACGACACCCAGTTCGCCACCCCTGCCGCCAATCGCTCGACTGTTGGCACAGCGGCTCTGACTGAGACTGTCGTGCAGGATGTCCTCACAGGCATCTACACACAGACTGGTCAGTATCGTGACTTCGACCTCCTTTGCGGCTCTGCCCTCAAGAGAGCGTTCACGAACCTCGCTTACACCACAACCCAAGGCACAGGCACAGCCCCGATGACCGCTATCCGCACCCTCAACAGAGAGTCGGACGCTCAGTCCTATATCTCGTCTGTCGATGTGTTTGAAGGCGACTTTGGTAAACTCCGTCTGCATCCTTCGCACTTCCTCAAGGTGGCTTCTGGCGTTGGCTCGACCTTCGCTGGTTATGTCATCCCGTTTGATATGGTCGAAGTTCGCTATGGCGGCAATGTCGCTGGCGTGACTGCTCTGCCTAACGCTGGTGGTGGCGAAGCCCGAATGATTGAAGCGGTTGCTGGCCTTTGCGTCTACAACCCGCTGGCGTTTGGCGTGTTCGACTTCACAGCCTAATTAACGGATGTCAGACTTTATACGAGGTCTGGCTGAGGTGGTTCCTCCTCACTTGCAAAAGCGGGTGCAGGAGGAACTTATCCGTGGTTGGAGACAAGAGGAGGTCAAGATGAAGGCTGTTGCACAACAGGCTGGACACTTCGACCGATTCAATGAAAACAAAGCCATTGAAGGTGTCGGTCAGAAAATCGCATCAATTCCCGTTCAAGCGTGGCATTACTGGGGTCAACGCCTTGGTTATGAGTGCTGGGAGGATAAGACATTTATGCGAGAGTTTTTGAGAGACAACCCCGAAACCGCTGTCAAGAACTACGCTAAGAAGGCTTGTGTCAACGGAGCCATATTCACCGCTGACGGCTACATCACCAAATGAGAACCATAGATTTCAGCCAAGTGCTGTTCGATGCACTTCAATACTCTGGTAATGACCGCCATAACATCACGGAAGAAACCTTCTCCCAATTCCGTGACTTCGCCCACGCTAGACTGCGTGAGGCTTGGGAGTCAAACAACTGGATTGAGGTCACACGCATCGATGACTTCACCACAACACAAGACGCTAGCGGCACGAACTATTTCGTCCCTTCGTCCGATGCATCTGAGATACTGGGTGTCTGGAATAGAAACCCGCAGGACTCATCAAGAGTCTCCCAGTACGACTATCAGATTTACGATACAGGCTCTGAGATAAGAGTCATCCTGCCTAGCATCGTTGCTAGCGGGTCGTATCAATACAGAAAGAAGTGTCCTTCCCTCACGGGTGACACCTATGCTTTAGACATTCCGTACTATCAAGGTAGCCAAATCTATTTCGATTCTGGCTCTGGCACAGGCTCTAGAACGCCTGTCGCTGGAAGACCTCATAACGGCAATTTCTACACCTGCCTCGCTGTCTCCACGACTTCTGGGCAAAACCCTAACACACACCCTACACTCTGGCAGAAAATCGAGATTCCGTACATATTCGGCTCGTTCCTCTCTTGGGGTTCTGCGGCTAACTGGTATGTTTCTGAAACAATGATTAACGAGGCTACTGTCATCGAAGGCAAAGCCAACCAAATCCTTGAGCAAGAATACGACAAGTTCCTCCGTCAGCAAGGTCAGTTTGGAAAAATCAATATGAGAAACACTTACTAATTTATGTCAATAATCTCCGTATCATCCCCGTTCCTCAAGTCGTTCACGCATTCGACAACGACTGTTAATACCTCCATCGTCAGCCTTCTAGCGGCGGCGGCTCCTCACGAAAAGCGTATCAGCATCATCATCCAGAATCAGTCTTCCACGGCTACTGTGACTGTCATCCTGTCCGCTACCGATTCTGTTGGCATCGTGCTTCAGCCAGCGACCTTCTTCAATATCGACAACTACAACGGCACAGTCCGTGTGGTCGCTTCTGCCGCTGGCACTCCTGTGCATCTGGCTTTCGCTAAGGTGTAATGAGACGCTTCGACTTCTATTACAACCTACCTAACGAACCCGTATGTCTGTCTTCCTTAGCCCAAATCTTCCTGCAAATGTAGTTGAAATTGGCAATGAGATTACTCAAGCCAAGATTAACGAAATTAACGCTGGCACTTTAGCCCTTCAAACTTGGGTTACTGCTGGCTTTGCCCCTAAAGCAAGTCCTACCTTTACAGGTGTTGTTACCATCCCTGCTGGTGCTTCTATCAGCGGGTATTTAACCACATCTTCTGCATCTAGCACCTACCAGACAATCTCTGGTATGAGTTCATATGCTACAACATCATATGTGACTTCACAGGGTTATCTGACGGATGCTCCTTCTGACGGCTCTGAGTATGTCCGTAAGAATGCGGCTTGGGCTATTTCAACAGGTGGCGGTGGCGGTGGTATCTCTGATGCTCCTAGCGATGGCAATCTGTATGCTAGACAGAATGCGGCTTGGGCTGTGGTTACAATTCCTACGCTGTCTGTAACCAATATTGACCTCACAGGTAACTTCAATGGTTACTCAATGGGGTCTGGCAATTATACCTTTAAATTTGATTCTACTGCTAATACATTGCGTATGCAGGATGGTTCTGGCTCTGGCATTACCATTTCGCCTACTGGGATTACATTCCCTAACTCAAGCGTTTTGTCATCTTCTCCAGCAAAAAGTGTTTACCTTATTACTGGTTCATTTACACTAGCCTTGTCCGATGCCAACAATATCATTTATGCTGATTCTTCGGCTGGTGGTGGTATGTCGTACACAATTTCTATTCCAGAAGACTCGACAACAGATTTCCCTATTGGAACTGTAATTACTTTTGTGGCAAATGCTGGTTCTGGTGCTACAGCAGACTTTGCTTCTGCTGGTGCTGGTTCTCCGACTATTTATGGAACTACATCTTATGGCGGTGGTTCTGTTCATCAAGCGTTCTTAACTAAGGTTGCCGCTAATACTTGGATTATTAAATAATATGTTTGAACTTCTTATCTATCTCATTGCTGGTGCTATCCTGTTTGTTGCTGGCTTCTACTCTGGCGTTAAAAACGCTGAGTCTAAGAAGGTGCAATGGAGCAAGGAAGTCATCCGTAAACTGAAGTCTAAGGACTAATGGCTGAAACTGGCACATATCTTCGTGATGGCGACAAGGGTTTCATAGGTCTAAATAGCCGTGACAACCCTTCGTCCTTGCCAGAGGGATATGTGTCAGAGTCAATTAACTACCGCCTAGACAGAGGCGTGGCAACCCCTAGGCGTGGGTTGCAGAGAAAAACTATTGGTGGCATTGTTGGTTTGGATATCTACGGGTCTTGCACATTTATCAACGGCACAGGGCAGGAAGTAATGGTGTTTGTCACAACCGACAAATTATGGACTTATAATCCACAGACTGAGGTTCTGTCGTTGCCAGTTAGTTTTCCTGCTGGCGAGACAATCACGACTTCTGATGGTTGCGACTTAGTTCAAGCCATAGACAAAGTATTCATTACACGGGGCTATAATAAGCGTCCGTTAATTTGGGATATGGGGGTTACAGTTACTGTTATTGCCACAGGCACAGGCACAGCCCACCAGTTTCCTAACTGCTCTCAAGTCCTGTACTATGGCAATAGACTTATTGCACAGGGTAAGTACCACAACGACCCTAATAATGCTAGAAACAGGGATACAGTATGCGTAAGCAACTACCTTGACCACGAACATTGGGATGTTCTAGATGCTTTTACATTTAATAACGGAAGCAACGATGAGGTCGTAGCCGTTGCTCCTTGGACGCTGAATGAGTTCACAGTCTTTATGCGTCACAGCATATTCTATGTGAATACAGGCGTTGGTCGATACGCTACTGGTGATGCCTTATCAAACGACTGCTTCATCAAAACCCTTGTTACGGATGTTGGATGCTTGGCTAAGAAAAGTGTTGTTCAAGCCAATGGCGGCATTATCTTCCTGTCTGATAACGGGGTGTACGCTTTGAATCCTACGCAGGTCGGCTCCAATGAGTCGATGAGGTTGCTGACCTCTGCCCAGCCTATCTCAGCCCCAATCAACGATGTCATTCAGCGAATCAATAGAACTTACGCTTATCGTTCTGTGGCTGTTTATTGGGACAATCGTTATTACCTCGCTGTACCTCTCGATAACTCTGCTACGAACAATGCCGTTCTTATTTTTAACTTCATCCTTAATGCTTGGGAGTCTATTGACACTTACCCCGCTGGCATCGATGTTTTTAATTTTATAATCGCAAAGAAGAACAACATTAGACGCTTGTTCATAGTTGACTCAAACGAGGGTGTTTTTTTGACAGAGGAACTCGACTACGATGAATACGGAAGCCAGTTGGGTAAGCCTAAACTAGACGACCCTGCCTTTAAACTTAACACAGAGGGTGCTAGACTTGAGCCGCTTGCATTTACGCCAGTTGTTATTGATTCATCGCTTAAGACAAGAAGATATACATTCGGCTCATTTAATGATAAGCGATTCAGTTCAGCAGAAATAGACTTTGATTTCCAGATTGGCTCAGAAATCGCTACCTATGTCGATGTGTCAAACGAGGATTCCTATGCCTTAATTGACGACTACACTTCCCCTACCGATAACGATGAAACCAGAAGAACACCGATTCGTAAATTTGGTACTGGACTTAGATTCCAATTCATAGGAAACTTCCGACCATTTATTAGGTCAGTCTACGCATACGCTAGCCAAAAGACAAAAAACTTAATCTCAAAGAAATAATATGCCACAAATTAACAATGGTAAAAGCCCTGCTTGGGTTTCTGGTGAAATCGTCACAGCATCAGGACTCAATGGAATGATTGATGCCGCTACTATTAATCCTTCGGTTATCACAGACCAAACTGATTTTCCTACTCTTACTGGTGATGAATATGCACTTATAGTAGACCCTGCTTCTGGTCAGTTAAAGAAAACTCAACTCAAGAACAGTTTATTGACTGGAGAAGATATAAAGACAAACCTTATATCTCAGATAACTGGTTCGTCTGCTATACTTACGATTGAATCAAATCCGTCCGTTGCTATGCTTTTGAGAGGAACAGGTGGTTTAAGTCTATTAACAGAAACTGGTAATATGACGATTAATACTATTGCAAGCGGTGGTACTGGAGCAATTGGTGTTGAGTCGAATGGAATGACTTTTGATGGTCAAGGTTCAAGTGGTAATGGTGTAATAAACTTTCAAACAAGAACCATATTTTCTAACACAGGGGCTATAAAACTTCCAGTTGGTACGACAGCCCAGCGTCCTGCTGTTCCTGTCGCTGGTGATTTAAGATTTAACACGACTACTGCTAATACTGAGTTTTATAATGGTAGTGCGTGGGAATCATCTGACCCTGTTGAAGCCGTTTCATTAACCGCCAATGGCTACATTAAACTTGCAAATGGCTTGATTCTTCAATGGGGGACTCACTTGGTTGCTATGGCTAACTACTCTGTTTCAACAGTTACATTCCCGATTGCGTTCCCTAACAATTGTTTTAATGTCCAACTGACCGCCAGAGCCGTAGTTGCTACTGCTGGTGGTGCTACTCTTGAAAACGGAATTAAATTAAACGGAGTTCCTACAACGACCAATTTTAGCGTTTATGTTAATTGGGCTGGCTCTCAGGCTGGTGCAACAATCTATCCAGTCTGGTTTGCCATTGGAAATTAATGATATTCGATAAGCACATCGCATTCATCATTGCAAATAGAGATACTTGCAAGCGTGACTGCTTTGGCTTCTCGGACGAGGAACTCCGTGGCTACCTCCGCTGGTCTGCCTATTTTGGCTATCTCTTTGAGGTCTGGGAGGGCTTAAAACTGACTGGACTAGGGGTAGCATACCCCCTTAAGAACAACACGCCTACAGAGGAAGACTTGCTGAAGTTCAGCGACATAGTTGACTTCAGACAAGAAGCCCTGCATACTCTTTGCATAATGGATTGGATGGCTACAACCGACCAAGCCCGTAAGCGTCTTGTCACGGAATTTAAAATGCGTTTTCCGAACTGGGAGTACCAGAAGAAAATCGGGATGCAAAACGGCAAACTTAAAGAGTTGCCAAACAAATATATAAACCTTCTAAATACTATATAACAATGGGAAGCAAAGTCAAAGCACCACCGCCTCGCTCTTATATGGGCGAAATGCAAGATACACTTAACGCACAGGCTGGCATTCAAGGAAACTTGATTAACCTTGAGCGTCAGTACACCCCGCAATGGCAACAACTCCAGAAGGAGAATTTGCTTGGCGGGATGAATATGATGACTGACCTATATGGTCAAGCCATCCCTCAATCAGAGATTCTGTCTCAGCAGATACTTGCCTCACAGGGCAATATCTATGGTAATGTCGGTACGACAGCCAGAAATGCTTACCAGCAGACCTTAGACCCTACCACGGCTGGTCTGTACTCGTCCCTTGCTGGACAGGCGGCTAGCGGTCTTGCCAGCGGTAGAAACCTCAGCGACCAAGAGATGCGTATGGCTCAAGGTTCCGCTAGAGCGGCTATGGCTTCAAGAGGTATGCAGATGGGCAACCAAGCAATTGCGGCTGAGGTTCTTAATTCATATAACCTTTCTAACGCCAGAGAAGACAGAGCCAGACAGTTTGCTGGTCAAGTATACGGCATCGGTCAGAGCAACGCTCAACAGGCTATGTCGATGTATGGTCAACCCCTTATGAATCAACTAGGTGCTGTCAGTCCTACTGGCTTGATTGGTCAAGCAGGTCAATATAACTCTAGTCTTGGGGCTAAGTTGTTCCAGCCAGAATCTCAGTATAATGCTAACTTGATTACCGCAAACAGAGAGGAAGCGATGCAAGCCCAGATTGCTAACCAGCAAGCCAAGGCTGGTATGATTTCCGCTGGCATCGGTGCTATCGGTGCTTTCGCTACTGGTGGTCTGTCATTGCTTGGCACGGCTGGAGCCGCCGCTGGAGCCGCTAAAGGTGGCTCTTTGGCAAGCGGATTAAATACAGCACAATCAACATATGGAGGTCTTCTTGGCTCAAGGTCTGGAAGTCCGTATTCCAATTATAGCCCAAACAGATAACAATTTATGGCTATGTTTCAACAATACCAAGGCGGGATACAACCCGTTTCTGGGATGGCACAGGCTGGTGCAAACATCGGCAATATGTATGCACAGGGCATTAACAACTTCACAAAGGGTCTTGCTGAAGGCATCAAGGCTTATAACGACAACACAGCCAAGAACGAACTAGCGAACCAAAAGATTCAGAGCCTTAGCCAAGATATCGCTAATAAGATAGCGATGTATAGCCAAGACCCAGAAATCGCTCAGTCTGGAGTTCTTGATGGTCTGATGCAGACTGCGGCTACATTACAGGACGCTCCTACAAAGAACCTCAACCAGCGTCTTGGTCTTGTTCACGAAGCCGAAACCCGTATGGCTGGCTTCGGTAATCAGTTGCAGGAGTGGTCGTTCCTGCGTGGCAGAGCGATTGAGCGTGGTATCTCTGAGGCTCTGAATCAGTATTCTGGCAAGGTCAAGTCTACTGCGGCTGTGAACCTTGAAGACCCGAACTTCTCCGTCAATCCTAACGAGTCAATCGTTCAGCAGAAGGACAGGGTGATGAAGTTCTTCGGTGAAATCAAGAAGGTGAATCCGAATGTCCAGTTCAATGACCAAGAGTTCTGGCAACGCTGGCTCGCCAAGGCTGAACAGACAACCGCCAAGGCACAGGATATCGACCCACGGATTATCTCTGCTCAACTTGAGGCTATCAACGCTGAGAAGGGCATCACGGCTCAGAACAGGCTTGCTGAAGGTAATCTGCCACAAGGTGCATTCACAGAAGGCGGTATGATGTACCAAGACAAGGATGGTGTCTTTAATTACGAAGGCACTCCTATGCAGAATACTGTCAAGGACTACGAGGCTAGTATGCAGAAGCCCTCAGAGGCTCCAGCAAGACAGGAGAAACAGTATAAACAGGATGTTGCTGATGCCCTTGATTTCCTTGGTGTTGAAAATAAATCTGAAGCAAACGCTCCAAAAGTTAATGAAGGAAAAGTCGCCACTCTTAAGCAAGAGTTAACCGCTATCGATAATCAGATTGCCGCTCTTACTGCCGCTGACGCTGAAGGCAATAGGCGTAAGACTGGTCTTGTTTCTGGTGCTGGTAAGGCAGTTGAAAAGGGTGCAACAAAGACGGCATCTTGGTATGCAAACAGACAGGCAAGAAACGCAATGGAAGACTGGTTTAGACAGTCTAATGTCGATACAAGCAAGATGACGGATGAGCAGTTAATGAGATTTATGCGTAAGGAGTACAGGGATGCGTTGTCTGCTCCTGTCGCATTCTTGACTAACCTATCTCACCCGTTCAGTCTTCCAAACCCAGCACAAGTTGTTGCGTTTGAATCTGGTGCGGCTATGAAAGGCAAGCGTTCTGCTACATTTACGACAAGAGAAGAAAAGGCTTTCAAGATGGTTTCTGAAAACATTCAGTCTCAATGGGAGGCTGACCCATCTGATATTAAAAGTCTTCAAGAAAGAAAGCGTGTCATTGAAGAAAATCTACAAGCCGAAGGTAAGCCTAAATTCCTTATGCAACCTTCAGCCCCTGCTCCTGTTCAGCCAAAAGTTGCTCCAATTAATGTTGGCGAACTGGTTGTTGGCACAGTTGATAAAGAGCGTAGACTTAGCGTCAGCGAGCGTAAGTCTCAAGTGCAGGACTTCCTCACCCAACGATTCGGTGCTGTTGACCCGACTGACCCGAATGGAAAGCGTAAAGTTCCCGTGCAAGGCTTTGAACAGTTCTTCCAAAAGGCTGTACCAGAATCTGAAATCCAAGAGTACGAAACTGAAAGCGGTATTCGTCTTGTCCGTATGAACGGAAAGTGGGAGCAGATGAAGATGCCAGAGGCTAGAACATTGCAAGATATCCGCAAGGAAAGCGTTGGTGTCTATGGTCAGCAAACCCGTGACGGCAGACTTGTTCCTACTGAATTCCTGCCTAACTCTGGTATTATGATTGGCGGGTTATTCAAGGGTACTGATGCGGCTGAATCTAAGTTTAGCGATGAAATGACTCAACTTGTTGACGCTAGACGCTCAATTAGAAGACTTCAAGAAATTAACGACAAGACTGGTGAGTTCGCCAGTTTCAAGTTGTCTGGTGAAGCGGCAGTTGAGGTTATGAACTTAAAGGCGGCTCTCAGAACCGACATCATCGGTGTTGGTACTGTATCTAACTTTGAACAGGCTCTAATCGATAAGGTCATCAAAGACCCAACGGAATTCTTCTCTATGGAATCCAGAGACCGAGCAATCCTGCTGGCTCTTGCCAATAGAATTGATAGAAGAATTCGTAATTATGGTGCGGCTAAGGGCTTGACAGTTCAAATTAGAGATACAGATTCTGAAAGCGGTAGGTACGAGGCACTTCGCCAGAAATACCTCAAGGAAAAATACGGAATCTAATCTAATGGCTGAATTATACGACCAGAACAAGATATACGCTAACAGACCTCAAGCCTCATCTCAAGCACCGCAGTCCGCTGATGCTGAGTTAGAGGCTATGTTGGCTGAACTCCCGCCAGAGGAGCGTGAGGCGGCTAGGGCTTCTATTACTGCCGCCCCTACGGGCGAAGATATCAACAGGGCGATGCAGGAGCGTAACGCCAATGGCGAGGTGTTCAATATGAACCTCGACCAGTATCGTCTTTGGAAGTCCCATAACAAGACCAAAGAGGTTGATGTTCTTGACACGATGGGTCAAGCCGCTGAAGGCGTGTTCAACGAGATTATGGCGGCGGCTGGTTCTGTCTACGACAAGCCACTTGAGTCTACCGCTAAGTTAACCCCGTCTCTTATTGAGGCGTTTGCCCAAGGCACACGAAGCCTGTATGGTATGGCGGCTCAGTCTCAAGACCCTAACAGCGTTTTCTTCAGAGTAAAGAACGCCATCACAGCCAATGGTGATGACGAGCAAGCGGAGTTTCAACAGTTTATGGATGCACAGGCTTTCAATGTGCAATCTATGAGGCTGGCTACTGGTAAAGAAACTTGGGTTATGGACAAGGATTTAATTAATCCAGAGGTGACACAAGTGATGTCCTATATCGCTGACCCGACCTTGTTTGTTCCGTTTGGTGGCATTGCCGCTAAGGGTGCTAGGATGATTGGTATGGGAGAAACTCTCGCTAAGGCATCTGCACGGGCTTCTCAGATTCAGCGTAAGGTTCTTGGTGGTGCTTTGAAGTGGGGCGTTGGGGCTCCTATCGAGTTTTTGGGTACTGCCACTCGCAATACAATTGATTACGGCTTGGAACGGGCTGGCTCTGTTTTTGAAGTAGCCACAGGTATGCCTGTTGCTGAGGCTAGAACAACCGCCCAGATGTACGGCTGGTACACGGCTTCTGCGGCTCTTGAAGGTCGCACAGTAGGTCTTCCTATTGTTGGTAATATTGCTGGTGCTATGGTTGGTTCTACGACTGCCAGAGGTGTTGGCGAGGCTCTGACAATGGTCGGTGAGCAGATTGGCAAACAGCAACAGTTTGGCAGAGGTATTCTGTCGTATGCTGGACAGGCTCTTAGAGATGCAAACAAGTCTGGCGTTCCTCTTTCTAAACACGCCAAGGCTTTACTTAATGTTCTTGATAAGGTTGACCCGTTGTTCGTGTACTCTGCTGACATCTCCAAGGGTGCGGCTGAGGGTATGGCTATCGGTGCTGGTCTTGGCTATCTGAGTGCTGGCGAGGAAGGTGCGGCTAGCGGTGCTGGTGCTGGTATGATGCTTGGTGCGGCTGGTGCTGGTATGGGTGCTGTTGTCTCTGATATCGGCAATGGCAGACTGTACGATAGAATCGCTGTCCAGCGTCAGATGGTCATCGAAGGTCTCAGACAGATTGACCCAGATAAGGCGGCGGCTTTTGAAGCATTCGTAAAGACTGCTGAACTCAGAGGAGACAGGGATTTAATTGCACAAGTAGACGGCATAATCACGGGTCTTGATGTAATGGCTCCAAATGCCAAGTTTGTCGCAAGAAGCAATGCTGACCATCTGGCTTGGTTACTTAGCCAGCGTATCGACCCAGATACAGGTAGACTGATGGAGCCTCTGGCATTGTTTACAGAGTTCGGCACGGACAGAAAATCCAGAGCAAAAGCGTTATCGTTCCTGTCGTTTGTCGGCAATCGCTTTGACGGAGACCACAAGTTGCTTATCAAGGAACTCCAAGGTCTTCCTCAAGACCACGCTCTTCGCAAACAGTTTATGCGTCTTAGCGGTGAGCAAAAGAAGGCTGTCTTCGATGCTATCGACAAGGCGGCTACGCCAGAGTTCAAGGAAATATTTGGTGGCAAGAACGGATACGAATTCTACGGAGACTTGAACTATGCTGAGGCTAATGTCGCCAGAGTGAACGCTATGTTCGATGCTGGCAACAAGACACAGGCTAATGAGATGATTCGCCAGTTCCTCAAGGATGAGACTGGCAAGGATGGCAAACTGTCAGCCAGAGGCGAGTTGCTTAAACAAAAGTTGGCTACTGAAGGCTACTTTGACAAGGACGGCAATATGCGTCCGTCACGCCTTAAAGATGTTGAGACAAGTATTGAAAGACATATAGATGCCAAGGGATATGTGTTCAGAAGAGACTCAACTGGGCAGGTAGAAATCAACATCAACTTAACATCTTTCGGCAAGGAAACAGCCCCGCACGAATTATTCCACGCTGTGATGCTGGATTCCGTTCTGAAGCCAGACTTCATCGACAGACTCAGCCAAAACCTGCTTGGTAAGTTCGATGCTGATGGCAAAAGAATCGAGAACGCTTCAGTTGATGTCGGACAGGTCAAGAAATTCTTCCAGCGTTATATCGATGCCCTGCACGGCAAGAACAGCCAAGACGCTGTAAACGAGACCGCTCGTCTTGAGGCGGCAATGAAGGAGTACGAGTCCAGAGGCACAACCAATAAGTTAGACTTGGCTACCAAAGACACGCTTGAGGGTCTGCTTGAGGAGTTCGGTTCTTATTACTTCGGTGCTTTCATAAACGACAAGCCTGTGGACTACCTGTTCAGAGGTGGAGAACTAGGTGCTATGCGTGAGATAATGGGGAATGCCAAGCAGGGCTTCCTCGACTTCTGGCGTTCAAAGATGAAGGGTATAAACCCAGACTTCAACTTCGACCAAGCGGTTAACAAGAAAATTTTCCAAGCGTTTGAGAAAGACGGAATCAGAACCAAGAATAAGTCTCTTGACTTGTTTATGCGTGACTTCGTTAGGGCTACGGCTATGGCGAACAAGCAGGGTGGATTCGATGTTTCTAGGCTGTCACCTGCGGCTAGGGAAACATTCGTCAAGAACAACGGCATTCGTGGTCTGTCTCTTACTAGAGATGCCAACGGCAATCTTGTCCGTGCCAATCAGCGTAAGGTCATTCAAGAGCAGATGCGTGTCGGCAAGGAAATCTACAAGATTCTCTCTGGTCTCGACCCGAAGTTCCGTCAAGGTCTCATCACGGATGGCGAAGGCAACCTGTCTGGTCGTCTGTCGCCAGAGGCGATGGAGGCTATGGTTCAGTCTGGTCACATCGACAGAGCGTGGGTCGATAAGATTCAGCAAGCCTACAACATCCTAGACGGCAAGGGTGGCAATGTCATTCACTTCGGCTACCTTGGTCGCACGGCTCAAATCGGTGACTATGCGTGGCCTCGATTAGTCGGTTCAGATGTTCCGTTCAAGAATCGTCAAGCGGTTCTGCTTGGTGTTGACTTCAAGGTCGGCAAGGACGGCAAGATGTACTCGCTGTTCCACACGCTAGACAAGGCTGTCATCGATGGTCGTGCTGATGTGCTGTGGTCTGACTCCGCTGTCAGAACGCTCTGGAATGGTGACAGAGGTGCGATGGAGGCTGACTTCTTCAGATACCTCGCTAACGCTTCCAAGGCGGCTGGTGACTCGTCTAGGGTTGAATCCTCTGTGCTTCTTGAAGACGGAACGGGTGCTGGTGGCAGACGCAGAGATGTCCTTCACCAGATGCTTGGCATCGTCAAGGCTGAGGGTGATATGTACATCAACAAGCCTATCGCTGAGATTCCTTACGGCATCCGTCACAGCGTTACCACATTCAATGTCGATGGCATTGCTAATATGCGAGTCGGTACTGACCGCTGGAATGTCGTCCCAGAGAACGCCTTTAAGGACTTGTCCAGAAACTTCCAGCCGTCAGAAATGGCTAGGGAAGACACTCCTAATGGGTCTATAATAAAGCACCCGCTTGGTTATAAGTTCGCTGAGAAGAACGGCAAGGTTCGTGCGTTCGATGACCAAGGCAATGCCATTGGTGTGTTTGATGGTATCCAACAAGCGGCTGAGGCGGCTGGAAAGCACAGCGTCAAGCAGAAGCAGGAACTCATCAAGTCTGCCAACGAACAGACAAGGGAGCAGGTCAACCAAAGTCGCAAGTTCCAAGTCCTAGAGCGTGGTGAGCGTGACGAGGCTGTCAGACTTGGTGATGTGTTTGAGGTCGGCAAGGTCAAGAGATTCACGGAAGGCACTAATGTCATCCGTCAGTCCCGTGATGAATATGTGTTAGACAAAGCAGAGCGTGAACTAGTCGCTGGGTCTACTGCGTTCTACGAAAGATTAATTAGAAATGCTGGCGAAGAAATGGTAAACGCTCTTGAATTAGAAGAAAGATATACATCAGCCGCAAACGCATTGACAGAAGGAATTTCAAAACTTGAACAGGCTACAGCAGAAAACAACTTAAGACTTAAAAGGGGAGAAGTTACAAACGAAGAATATACCTCAATTGGTACTGCTATTTTTAACGACTACAAGAATCTTGTAAAACAAAAAGATTTGGCAGGAGAAGCGTACCACAAATATAGAGGTCAAAATTTCAATATGCTTTCAGTATTTCTTGAAACAGGTGCTGAAGGAGACTGGAAACAGCAAATCAGAAATGGCGAATTGCCTAAACTTACTGACGAAGGTCTTGAAAAGTTAAATCAGTTTGCAAGAAAGCACATCGAACAATATAGGACAAATGCAGTCCAAGGTCTGCCAGAGACAATCTCTGCACTTTATTCTGACGAGTACAACCAGCAGTTCAAGACTGGAGAAGCGTTCACGACTGTAGCAACACACGGAACAAAGTCCTTGGACTTGATGGTTGCCAGAGAGTTCAAAAGAGAAAAACTTGGTACATCATTCAAGATATTTTCTTCGCTTAATGCCGTGTTTAGCGGTGGACAGGAAAGCACAGGTAGGAGATATGCAGGTATATCATCCTCAACTGGAATTCCGTTAGAACTTGTTATATCTAATCATTCTCCAGAGTTCGTATCTGCTAAACAGGACTTAAATGTCTATGTTGGATACCTTCTGGATACGCTTCTTAACTCGTATCTTAAGGATACACTTAAGCCTACATACGAGCAGTTCAAGGAAAGGTTTAAATTTAGAACAGATGAAGCGGCAAGACAAGCCTATGAACAGAGTGGCAATGATTTCGTCGTTCACGATGGAAAGTTGGTTTCAAAGAGCAGATTAAACGAGTCATTGGAAACAGTCGCAGGTTACAAGTTTGAAAGCGAAGAATTTAAAGACTTACTGTTTGTTGTAGAAAATTACCACGGAGCAAAATTACAAGAAGTAATGAAAAGAGGAGATAGAGTTAAAGAAGAAGAAATGATGCACTTCCTCAGAAGACTTATAATTAGAAACGCAAACGAAAAAGGAACACCACCGAATACAGTATATAACACATTCGGAAATTACTCTCCAGACGCTACGAGTCTTGCTGACTCTGGTGGTCGTGGTGCGGCTAGGTTGATTTCTGATGCATATTATACGCTTAATACCGCATATCGTACAATAGGGTATTCACTTGATAGCAGTCTTGGTCTTGATATATTTGCTTTGACTGACCCAACAAGCAAACACTATGAAAGCGTAAGAAACAGCGTTGATGCTAATTTAAATAGAATAATAGCAGAAACTAAGACTGTTCCGATGGAGGTTCGTACATTGGTTAAGATGAACAATCCTCTTGTGATTGAAGGTCGCAAGGAATACGGAGAGTACTATCTGAAGGACATTATGGAGCCAGCAATGAAGGCTGGTCACGATGGTGTCGTCTTCAGAAATATGAGAGATGGCGGCAAGTACGACAACATCTATGCCGTCTTCAAGGACTATATGGATGCCAACCTTATGATTATCGACACATCCTTTGATGATGTGAAGATGCCAAGAGGCAACGATAGCGAAGGTAATCCAGTCCGCTACGGCAAGGAACTTGGTCTTCGCAACCAGCCTGTCGAGGGTGACAACTACTCTGGTGGCAGGGTCTACGACCAGAACGGCAAGCAATGGAAGTCTGGTTTCCTTGGTCTCTATGCGGCTGAGAACCCAGAGCGGGTCAAGGGTCTTAACCTTCAGTTCTTAAAGAAGGATGATGGCTCTTGGCGTATCAGACTCACGGATAACTCTAAGAAGGGTGAGTCCGCTGATGTCGGTCACATCACCGCTAGCATCTCTGGTGAGACTGCTACGCTATCATCGCACATCAACAACAAGTACAGAGGCAATAAATTGTCTTATGTCGTGTACAGCGAGATGGCTGAGAGACTCCGTGCTATGGGTGTCAAGAGCGTGGATGGTCAAATCGTGAATCCAGATGGTGTTCCCATCAAGGTTCGTGAGCGAATCATCGGTGACACCAGAGACTACTTCAGCGGCAAGCCTATCAGCCAAGAAGAAGGTGCTAGACGCATACAGGCTAAAAAAGAAGAAGTCGGTATGATGGGTGGCGTTGATGTCTACAACAGGCTTGAGCAGAAGGGTAGATACCAGCCTACTGAGGGTGATAGAACCTACACTCCAGAGCAGATGTCTAGTAAGTTCATTGGCAGATATGCCGAAGAAAATCCTAATGTCGTTAAAGGTCTGAAGCCTAAGTTCAACATCTTCGGCTCTGGAGACCAAGGAAACATAGAGTTAATGAAGGGACAAGACTCCCTTGGTTACATAAACTTCTCGTTCTCTAAGGCTACTGGTGAGGCTTTGATTGAGTACACAAGCGTTGCAGGTAGACAGCAAGGCAAGGGCTATGGCAATCTTATGTATTCTGAGTTAGTAGAAAGACTCAGAAGTATGGGGATGAAGGAAGTTCAAGGTATGATTGTTGATGAGCAAGGAAGACCTCAGAAAATCCGTGAGCGTATCATAGACAGAGAGAACGCTCGTATCGGTGGAGACAAGACCCAGATTGATTATGTCGAAAGAGACCAAGATAGCGGTGACACCCATACTGGCGTAACCTCATATCTGTACAAGAAAGCCCGTTACCAGCCGACTGAGGGTTTTAAGCCTAGAGAAGAAGTCGTTCGCAGGGCTAAGGAGGCTGGATATGGCACTACTGTTTATTACCACGGAACCAATAAAGACTTTACGGAGTTTAAGTCATCTCCTAGAAATCATTCCGTAGGTGCTAGTGAAGGCAGAGAATCTGGAAATATGTTCTACTTGTCTTCTGACCCTCTTGATGCTGAACACTACAAGAAGGCTTGGGTTGGAGACCAGAGCAAGAACAGAGTCATAACTGCATTCGTTAAGTTAGATAATCCCTACGATGTTTCTTCAAACGCAAAACATCTTCCATTTACCCCAGAGCAGGAGGCGATTCTAAAGAAGTATCTTGATAAGTATTCAAGCCATCCAGACAAGGAGTACCAGTTGTTGTCTTTAATTGGACAGCAAAAGCGTGGCAATAGTCCTTTATTCCAGTTGTTTGAAAGAAACGAAAGAGCCGCAATGCTTAAGGAAATGGGTTATGACGGCATTAAGGACGGAAGACATATTTCCGTATTTGACTCTGAACAAATCAAGTCTGCCGATGACTTCACATACGATGACTCTGGCAAGGAGATTCCTCTTGAAGAAAGATTCAACAAGAACAAAAAGGATATCAGATTCCAGCCGACTGAGGGTGAACAGGCTTCTTACAAAGGCAGATACGATATAGACGAAGCCATCGTAGGTAAACTCAAGGAGAAGTTCAAGGGTTATAGAAACCTTACGGCTAAGGATATGCTTGAGTTCATCGTTGAGAACAAAGGTCAGTTCTCACCGCTGGCTGAAAGACTTCTGGAGTCGCTTGATAAGCACGGACTGGAAGCATTCGTTCAGCAACAGACAGCGGTACTTGGCTCAAAGCAAAAAGGAACAAAAGGAAGAGACTATCACAACTATAATCCTAACAACAATACTGTCAATATGCTCCTTGAGCGTAATGTGCAGAGACGCAGGGGATGGACGCTTTCGTTTGAAGAGTTGATGATGGAGGAAATTCTTCACGCAGTTTCTGCTGAAAAGATTCCAGAGCCTATTAAGCACGGAGTGACAATAGAAGATACATCAAAGACTGTTGACCATTTCCTTAGAAACAGAGATAAGTACTCTCTCAAGTATGATAAAACTTGGAAAACGGAACTTGGCTTTACAGAAGAATGGTTTACTATTGCTGACGCTTACAAGCAAGTACTTAAACAGTTTGAGACTGGTAAGTTTTTAGATGGCACAGTCATAGATAAAACAGCCGCACATCATATGAGTTACAGGCTTAGTAATATGGCTGAATTCATAGTTGGAATAACTCAAGATAAAGATATTCAAAAGGTTCTTTCTGAAATAAAAGTACCTAAGTCTGAAAAGTCGTTCTTAACAAAACTGCTTGATGCTATTAAAAGAATCTGGAACTTCGATGACTCTGTTATGGATTCTCTTCTTGCCGTCACTTCTGATGCGGCAGAAAGGGTTATACAGAGAGAAAAAACACAGATGGAGAAAGTTGGTAGTGGAATATATCGAGAGAGGGCAAAACAGTTCTTTGGTGGATTGCCAGAGACTAAGTTCCAGCCGACTGAGCAAAGGAGAGTTAATTATTCTAGCAACGACGAAAGAGTTAAATACCTTATGTCTGTTGTTGATAATGTTCCTCACTACAAGAGGGCGTTTGATAGCGGTCAACTGTCCATCGATGCGTACAAGCCAGAGGAGTTCAAGGACTTTGATGTGCTGTCCCACGCTCCAGATACCGCTTCGACAGTAGAGCAGAAAGACTTCACGGCACAGGGTGGCGTTGGTTATCCGTTGCTGTTCCCAGAAGAAGGTTGGGCGGCTGTGTCAAGAGGTCTTGAGAAGAGACTGAATGCCATCGGTCAGAAGAATTTCGAGAAGCACGGCAAGTGGATTGCTCCTATGGCTCTTGTCCTTTCCCACGCTCAGAAGATGCAGGGTGCTAGAAACGGAACTGAGGGCTTCTTGAATATCATCAAGCGACTTGAAGACAGAAAGGTCATCAACAAAGAGACTCTGAAGTCGGCATTGATTCACGGACTCAAGTCCATCGGTACGGACATAAACGACAACGCACAGATTGGTGACGCTATGTTCGCCACATACAGGATGCTTGAGAATAGCACATCCTCTGGCTTCAAGCAGAGGGCTAAGTTCGTCAGCAATGTCGCTGGTAGTATCGCTAGAAATACTGGCAATCTTTCCAAGAAGCAAATCAATGCTCTGAAAGAAATAATTCCTAACTACACAGGAAACAAGACCATCACAAAGAAGGAACTTATTCCTACAATCTTCCAGATGTTTGCTGACCCTCTTGTCCAAGGGCTTGACGCTCCAGACAAGAAGACAGGCGGTGATGTCTATGCCTTCGTCCTGTTCGATAAGCCTCTTGTCGAAAGCCCATCATCTCCGCACGGAAGTTACAAGTACTCAGTCAGACACGAAGACAACTCTCCTGTCAGAGTGGACTTGCTCTCAAGACCTATGAAGACTCTTGAGATGTTCAAGGAGAAGCGGACTAGCAAGGGTGTGTCTGAACTTAAGGAGAAAACAATCACCAACGATACTGGTCAACGCAACTTCCCGTATGGCAGAGTGATTCACGCTCAACCTTCCGAAGGCTTCAGCAACTTCACAACAGAGCGTACGCCTACTGGTGTCCTGCTGAAGAATGCCGCTGGCTATGTCATCTCCAGAGTCGGTTCCAAGTACAGGGTGTACAACCCGTACAAGGCTGTCATCGGTGTCTACGACAACGAGGAGCAAGCCAAGAAGCGTATCTACAAGGAGGAGCCTAGACGATGAACATCGATGACCCGACTCTTCAATCCGTGGTTGAGGAGTTCAAGAAGACAGGCTGGCTGATGGCTATCCTAGGAGCGTTTGGTATGTTAGCACGGCTCATCTTGACCAACGAGAAGTTCAAGGCTATCATCTGGACTAGGAAGATAATCGCAGGTGGTATCGTTGGGGTGCTGTGCTACTTCACGCTGTACCAGATAGACATCGATGCTATGTACCGCTGTGCGTTATGCTCGATTGCTGGTAGCCTTGCACCCGAGGTCTTTGACTTCGTCCGTAACAAGTTCTTAAATACAGTTAAGTCTTGATGCGTGGTTTCCAAACCATAGCAATATTGTTTATCTTTGGAAACTTAGTAGGCTGTCAGACTGTTGATGAGCCTAAGCCAATAGCCTTGACAAATGAAGAGAAAGACAAGTACATCGAGAAGGTCGAAGCAGTTGTCTCAGAGTCCGCTTCTGCGATTGTTGCTGTCGTTCCTTCCCTCCCTGCTGGGCTTGCTAGGGACATCATCGAGTCCCAAGGAACGAGGCTCTCTGGGGTCTCCAAGCCCTCAGTCGAATCAGTCGGAAGATACGCTAGGATGGTTAAAGAAAACGACTCCAAAGCCGTCCAGAAGGACAAGGAAGAGGCGTTGAAGGTCGATGAGCAGACCTCTGTGCTGTGGGAGATGGTCTTGGAAAGGGATATGGAACTAGATGCGGCTAAGGCAGAGCGTGACTTGGCTATCGAGGAGCGTAAGCGTGAACTCAAGGACAAGATTCTTTGGGCGTTGTCCTGCTTGGGGATGGCAGTATCTACAGGCGGCTTGCTGGTAATAGCCTTCACACCATTTAAGGTGCGTGGGGCTATCTTGGTGGCTGGCGGTGGACTTGCCGTAGCCTCTGTCTGGATTCTGGATTCAGTTTGGTTCCAGTATGTACTCCAGACTATCGTTGTCTTGGTCGTCTTGGACTTGCTTTGGATGGCGATTCGCTGGCAACTTTCAAGAAGAAGTAAGGCACGGGGCGAACCCCAGACCTAATTCTGGCTCTGAACAACTTGCGTTGGATTAGGTTCTTATCCAGCAGACGCTTCAGCAGTTTGTCCGTGGTGACTTGGGACTTCTTGAATACTACTGCTACCTGCTGACGGGTCATCCAACCCTTCGGGACTGCATCCAAATCGCCCTCCTGCGAGAGCATCTGTAGTTCCTTGAATTTGTTATTGTTCATCATCTTCCCAGATAAACGGAGGAACGAAGTCCACGAACAAAGGGGTACGCTCACCTACATAAGCGTCAACGATATTAAACTGCACATACTCCTCAGCGGTTTCCAAGTCCATCATATCCTTCTTCATCAGTTCATCCACGATGAGGTTCGATGAGTACACGCATACGATTTCACCTTGAGAGCGAGTCAGTCCTACGAAGGCATAGGCAAGCCCGTCAGCGATTACGATTTCCTCGTCAACTAGGACTAGGAACTCCTTGAGTTGTTTGTCTGTTCGTGCCATTAGATGTCTGTGTGAGAGTAAATCCACTTTTTTCCTACCTTGTGGGCTTGCCAGATTTTCCAGTTATTCCCTTCGACATAGCCGTAGAGCCAGCCCGTAGCCCACTTGCTTGTGGCGAATCTGTTCTGGGCATAGGACATCTCGTCCTTGAGGCATAGGCAACCGCCTGTGAAGCCTACGCAACCGCCCCAGCGTTGAGCCGTGACCATCTGCATCGAGTGGATGTGACCGATGATGACAGCACCGCCCCTGTCAGCGTAATGGATAGCGTGTTCCTCGACAGCGTTCTTACCGCACTTGTAGCCGTGGCAGGTACGAACCTTGCCTAGGGTATACACACCCTTGTCAGCGTGATATGGAATAATCTTCTTGCACCCATTGGCACGGAGGACTGTCTTGATATCGTCCAGCGTTTCTTGAATCAGTTCCTGCTTACGACCCGTGTTGTTCTCCACGCCTTCGTACAATCTGTATTCGTGGTTGCCCATCATAAACACAGTAGGCTTATAATTTTCAACGAACCAGTTTCCCCAATGGATGTCGTCCTTCAGAGACTGATTCTTTTCTTCAGCGTCAGCGGACTTGCGGTACGGACGGATGTCATAGCAGTCACCTCCGTGGATACGGACATCTGGTTTAAACTCCTTGCAGAAAGCGAACAGGGCTTCAGCCGCTTTCTTATCTACTTTGTCCCCGTGGTTGTCGGAGGCGTATACGAATTTAATTCGCTTAGGTTTGCTCATTAAGGAAGCGGGTTTTGAAATTCTTCTTGGTTAATAAACTCAACATCCTTGTGCAATTGAACCAAAAGTTGTTGATTTAATTCGTCTAGTGTTTTGTTTTTTGTTTCAAGTTCTACGATTTTGTTTTCAAGAACTTTTGCTTGTTCGTTAAGTTGATTGTTAACTACGCTAGCAGTTTTCAAAGCATCACGAATTTGAACAAATCGAACAGCGTCAACGAGTTCAACATAACTACCATCAACAAATGTGATAGCAATCTTTGAAATGATATCGTTAGTTTTGCTCATTGGAAATATCGAAGGTGTCGTTACGCAAGACCTTGAACTGGTCTGTACGCATATGACGGATAACCCCATCTTTCTCAAGCACAACTGCAAAGATATCGTTAGACCAAGTACCACCATCCCGCACATACATCAGCCAGCCGTAGCCGATGTCGGTGCTGACTGGGATAGGATTGCGGAATTCGTGAATCATTTCTTACAGGTCGTACCCCAGTTAGGCTTGCCGTCAACTGCGTCCTTCCAGTCTGCGTGAGCCTTGATGAGTTCTTCGTGAGCCATTCCGTTGAGCATAGCGACCATCACTTCCTTGCTAAGAACCTTGCCAGCATTGAGGACGGCTTCCATATCTGGTTCAAACTTTCTTCTGCTCATTGCGGATACGCTCCAGTTCCTCTAGGGTTCTGAGCCACCTGTCGTGGTCGGTCTGAGCCTCGATACGCCAGTACAGGGCTTCGTGCTTTAGACGCTCGTTGTCGTTACGGAGAGCCTCCATATCCTCACCAAGCCCCTTCAGTTCATCGTAGAACTTCTTGGTATCAGACCTTGAGTCCTCTGGATTGGATTTCGGATTTAGCATAGTTGATTTCTTTCTTGTAGACCTTAGAGCCTGTGATGCTCTTGACATAAGACAGGATTTCCTTGTCGGACATCCGCTTGAAGGCATCACGCTCTGCGAATTCATATTCGCTGATGAGGCTCGGGAAGCCGTGCCGTGCCTTGACCTTCTGCAAGGAGTCGTGCTTGACCTTGAACTCAGCACCCGCTTGCTTGGCGGTCATCCCTCTTGCGAGGGCGAGGCGATAGACTTCCTTGAGGGTCATCGGGACAAACGGAACTTGCGAGCATCCATCCAGCCCTGCCGACCAGCACCAGAGTTAGAGTGACCATACAGGATATCCCCGCTCTCCTCTAGCATCTTGATGTAGTTCTTGGCTTCAGCGAGGTCGCTGAGAACCTTAGCCACATCTGGCTGGCTAAGTTTGGCTACCAAGTCCTTGACTTCCAGACCTAGGATTAGGGCGGCGGCTCGTTCTGAGTTCCTACGGGGGTCGTACCCAGACTGGCTAGGCACGAACCCCTTGGCTTGGTCGATGATTTTTTCCGCTTGGGACATAGGGAGGGTTACAAACTTTTGTACGGGTCGCTTCTTCTGGGAGATGATAGCGTGACGAAGGTAGGTAATTCCCTCTGTCTTAGGTTCGTAATTAGCCATCAGCCTGTTCGGTCTTGAACAGGGCGAGGACATCCTCACGATTGAACCGCTTCATCTTGCCATTGATGATGAGGTTGAAGTAGACCTGCCGATGAATCGGGCAAGGCTTGAGGAGACGGGCAACAGAACCATCGGACAGGAAGATGTACGAGGTGTCTTTGTGCTTGATGTAGGTGTCGGACATATGTTTTATGGGTTAGGATTAGAAGGGAACATCCTCGCTGGACGAGGGAGCGGAGTTCTGGGAAGCGTTCCAGAGACGGACAGCCTCAGCCTTGGTAGCCAAGTCCTTGGCAGAAGGATTAGGGTTATCGCCATAGGGCTTGGGTTGCCACTTGGTGGCGAAGTACTTGAGGTCACCGAACTTGACGGCTCGGTCTGCTTCCTCAAGCGGGAGGCTGGACAGGGGCTGACCCTTGCGGTCACCAAACGGGGTCAGAACGACACCGCCAGAGGCAGGGGTAGCAGGGGCAGGGCTAGCCTTGGCAACAGGCGTGGCTGGCTTGTAGGCTGGCTTGGCTTGCGTCTTAGCGATGCGGTCAGTCTCAGCATCGTCATCGTCCGTAGCGACACCAGCGAGGGTGGCAAGGGCGTAGCGACGGAGGTAGGTGATGATAGCACCAGCGTGTTGACCAAGCATACCCTTGTCGCAGGGGATGAGGCACTTCTCCTCCAGCATAGCACCAGATTCGTGGAGGATAATGGTCTTGATACCGACAGCCTCGTAGTCACCAGACGGGAGTTGGAGGACAGTCAAGCCGTGCTTCTTGAGCAGGGGCTTGAGGTACTTCAAGTGGCTGGAGAGGTCAGCAAACTTGGACTTGAAATGCGGATTGTAATCGTTGGCAAGGATGTCTTCGGTCTCAGCGATGAAGCCGATGAGAGCCTTGTTGATTGCGACCTGCTGTTCGGGCGTGTTGGGATTATGCATAGGGAAATTGGGTGATAAAAGTTCTGGGTGTTCCTTGATGAACCTGTCAGAGAAGCCTGTGTAGTTCATCGGTTCTTGTCAACTTCTTTCTGTAAGACATCACGAATAAATTGTGAGCGTGTGGAGTATTTATTTCTTGACAACTTGTTGATGCCGTCCAGCAGACGCTGGGTCACACGGACAGTAAGCATAAGTTCTTGGTTGATTTTGTTGGGTTTCATCGGGAAAGAATGTAGTTCGCTCTGCGGAGAATGGATGCTCGCTTGGAATCTAGACCCCAAGATTCGTAGTTAAATCTATGCTGTCTAGCACCAGAGAACCCCATATTCCAAGCCATATAAAGGCTGATTGGAGTAGGAGTCTGTCCGCATTTAATCATCTGTTCTTCTAGGATAAGCATATAGGCTTTAGCAATCATACGAGAATGCGATGGGTTGAACATAGTTTCCTTGTTCCAAGTGATACCGCAATCGGAAAAGTTATTGCCAGTCTTTCGATAAAGCGTGTTTACGGATTCATAGACAGCCGCCTTGTGCATCTGCCAAGCCCCAAGAGCCTTGCCTCCGTCCCCGACAGCCGTGTGGTTGTAGTTGCTCTCAATCATAGCGAACTTGTCGATGAGGTCGTCCGTGACGATGCTCTTAGCCTTCAGACAGGCACAACCGATTAACAGGGCGAGTAAGCGTTTCATAGGGAATCGGAAAAAAGGGAAATGGTATTACAAGTCAACAGGATTATGAGCAACCAACGATTTTGAAATAGTCTTTCAATCTGCGGATGAAGGCAACGCCTGTTTCCTTGTCCTTGTTCTCGAAACGCTCCAGCAGGGTCGTGCCGTTGAAGTTCGTGCTGATGATGGTAGTCCTGCGGTTCACAGTACGCTCATCCACGATGGCGAAGAGGTCAGAAGCCATACGGGAGGTCAGACGCTCCTTGCCCAAGTCATCGATGACCAGCAAGGGGTGTTCGATTAGACTATCAAGCATCGTGCCGTGCTTCTTGGTGTCGAAGCCCTGCTCAATCATAGATTCGATTTTACGCATCGTTAGGAACAGGTACGGCATATTGATATCCATCTCAGCCTTCTCCACCCACATCCTGCGGACGATTTCCCACAGGGCTCTGGTCTTGCCCACGCCCGTAGTCCCGTGAATCAGCAATCCAGTCTTATCTCCTTCGGGTCGCCAGTTGATGTTCTCTTGAATCTTTTCGTGCAGTCTGGAGATTTCCGTATCTTGGAAAACTGCTGGCATCTGCGTGGGATACTTGGGCTTGGACAGCCCGTCATCCTTGACCCTAGTTAGGTCTAGGTGGTCACGGCAGAGGTGATAGCGAACCAGTCTGTTCTCTTGATTAACGAAGAGGGCTCCCTTGCGTCCGCAATGACAGGCGATGTCGCTCACGGCTGACCTCCATTCTTGGCGGCTTCCCATTCCAAAGTATAAGAGGGGAAGCCCACGAACCTGTGAATGTGAGCCATTTTATCCCCTGCCTTGGTCAGCCGCTCGACCTCGGCTTCCATTTCTTCAATCTCTTTTGCACACCCATCAAGCATACTTTTGGTAGCGTCATAACGCAGGGCGATAGTATCGTTGAGTTCCGTCAGCCGCTCGACCTCGGCCTTGAGGCGGGCGTTCTCGGCTTTGAGTTCGGAGATTTCTGCCTTCTTTTCAAGATTATCGTGGAAGGCATCTTCCCACATTTCCTTGTAGCGGTCGCTCACGACTGCACCCCCTTGGCGTTCGACCAGAATGTGTGATAGGACGAGGGCAGTCGGCTTCCAGATTTAGTCCAGAAGCCAACATCCACCTCGACATAATCGACACCATCGGGGGTCTTGGTCATCTTGTTCAGGTCAGCCGTCAGCCGCTCGACCTCGGCCTTCAACTGCTCGATGCCAATGCTGTCGATGCTGTGGATGGACTGAAGCCGCTCGACCTCGGCCTTGAGGCGGGCGATTTCAACCAACTGCGTGTCGATAATCCCGTTGTATTGTTCCTTGAGGCGGGCGTTCTCTTCCTGCTCTCCACCAATTTCGTTAAGGTCGTGGATACGCTTATACTGCATTTCCTTCACCTTGTGACGAAACACAGCCAAAGCCCAAGCAGGATTGTCACGCACCTGTTCTTCTGTGAAATCTAGGATAGAGTCTGGCAGTTGTTTGAGATTCTCTGCCAAAGCATAACAGGACTGAGCATCTGGCTGGTTCTTCAAATCAGCGGAGTTAAAAAACTTTTCAACCACAGACTTGAACAACTCCAGATGTTCCACCTGCTTGTTAAGTTCCTTCCATTGGTCGTTTGAGAAAGCGTTAGTGTCAATAATATGTTTGATACGCTCTGGAAGCGTCTTGCTTGCGAACCAGTCACCGCTGTCGAACTTCAGCGTCTCAGCGTCAGCCTCTCGCTTCCATTGTTGCAAGGACTTGTAGTCTTCGAGCAATCGCAGATAGTCACGGAACTCAACCCAGATTCCGTTTTCATTGGACTCCATACAATCACCGCCAAGCGTCTGCTGGGCTTGGATGCTGGCTACATTGTAGCGTACTGGCTTATATAGGTTTCGCATTAGAGTTTGATGTTTTGGTCTAGAGTCTGCCAGCCATCACCATCGACATAAGCACGAATGCTGATGCTGACGGAGCCGTCACGGAACAAGGCATTAACAGTATAAGAATTGTTCTCGATGCTCATATTGCCTTCGCTGGTACGCATCGTATCGCCCCAATCTTCGATGAAGTTCACGATGATGTTCTCTGCCCAAGCACCAAAGCCTAGGCGGTTAACTTGCTGTTTGATGTGTTCTCCTTGGGTCATATGCGTCAGAATGAGTCGTGGTCTTTGGATGTCAAGGTATTTGTATTACCACCTACAGTCCTCGCAGGTTCAAAGAGACCCTGCCAGCCGTTGAGGATGGACTGCTCGATGGCGATGATGGACTTCTGCTCGCCCCACTTGGCGAACTCCTTCCATTGGGCGTTGATTGTGGATTCCTTGATGGGCTTCTTGATTTCCTTTCGGTAGTTAATCCAAGAGAGCCAAGCCTTGCTGAAAGCCTCTGATTCAAAGGGAAGTTTAACAGTCCAAGACACCTTCGCCTTTGTATCTTTATCCTCTTTGCTATACTCTTTGTTATATGTAGGCAATTTATTGCCGCCCCCCACGGCAATTTTTTGCCGCCCCCCGTGGCAATCCGTTGCCTCCCCAAGTTCCTTTACAGGTTCAGACTTGGTGACGCTGGAATCTGCAAGGGCTTTATCCAAAGCAATCTTTTCCACAGTTCGGATTACCCTGCGTCCGTTCACCTGCTCCCTGCGGATGAGGCAAGCGTCCGTGAGTTCCCCTAGGATGTTGCGAATTTGCCTCTCCTCTAGCCCTAGGTGACGAGATAGGTAGGCGTTTGAGGCAAAGCACCCATCGTCCCCGTCAAGAGCCTCCACGACCCCGTAGACCACCTTAGCCGTGAGGCTGATGGTCTTGAGTTGGAAGACTCCTGCGGGAATCCAGACTCCCGTGAACTTCGGCTCGCTCATTTTACGAGAGAACGACTTCAGCGTCAGAGTACGCAGGGAAGGTCTTGGTAGCCGTGCAGACACCGAAGCGGTTCACAGCATCGAACCAGAGGTCAGCCGTGTAGGTCAGCCAGCCGTCAGAGACCGAGTAAACACCGACAGCATACGGGGGCTTTTTTTCCACAGCGATGAAATAGAACTTGGTGAACTTCTTACCAGCGTTCTTAATCAGCCAAGGGTACTGCACATTCTGGATGTCGTAGCGGAAATCATAAATCGCTTTTTTGAATCCGTTAGGGCTGGCATCCTCACAGGACTTATAATCCAAGATAAAGCCGTCCTCTTCGCAGTACGCATCGATGCGACCCTTGAGGCGAACATCGTCCTCCATCGTCTGGAGCGTACCGAAGACAGCGAGTTCACGCTCAGTCGTGAGGTTATGCAGTTTACGAGCCAGAGGGTGAGCCAGCACAGACTCACGCATAGCCAGAATCTTGGCTTCCTCTTCCACATCGATGATAGCCTTGCCAGCGTTGTCGATGGCGAAGTTCTCGTTGTAGGCTTTACCCTCCTTCGTCCTGCCGTCCACCTTCAACTTAACGGCATAGAACTCCTTCGGGTTCTGCTGGAGCATAACAGCGTGAAACGCAGTTCCGAATTCCATAGCCTTGGTCGTCTCCTTGACCTCCTGCTGGGAGGCGAGGAAGTGAGCAGGGGACTTGGTGATGAAGTCCTTCAGAGCGGACTGCGAGAGCCCGTGGGCTTCACGATACGCCTTCTCTTGAAGGTCAGCGATGATGCTAGCGTCCTTGCCAGCGGGGATTTGGTCGATGAATGATTTCATTGCCCGACCAGCCTGTGCTATGTATCACAACCCGTCAACCTTTTTTCTACGCTCTCTTGCTTTTTTATTACGCTTAAGACGCTTCTCGTCCGCTGTCAGATGCGTAGGGTGAAACTCATCACGGGGGTTCGCTGAATGCTTGCTCCAATATTCCAGAACCTTGTCCAGAAAGAAGAACTTGCTTTTGTCACGCTTGGCTCGTCTGGACAGATTATGAATCTTACCTTCGATGCCGTTGCAGTTCCCGCACAGTACCCCACGCACCTTACCCGTTTCGTGGTCGTGGTCAAGGCAGGGGACTACCAAGGACAGGTCAATCTCACACAGACAGCACTTGCCACCCTGCTCCTTGGCAATCTTATTTCTTAAATCGGGAATGTCTTTTACTTTCAGTCTCATCGTGGTCGGGGGAAAACAGAATCCCGATATAACCGATAGCGGTCAACAGGAAATGCCCCAAAACCATAGTTAGGAAAATAATTGCTAGGAATTCCATAAATTTGCTTGATTTATTGTTTTGTATATAGTATGTTACAGGGATGGATTACGAATCGTCAGCAGAGCGTCTGCCTACAAACCACACGAAAAGAAACAGCGGGAAGAACCTGCCCGAAGCCAAGATTGCGGAAATCGAGGAACTTCTTAAACAGGGTATGGGCGTGACGGCTGTGTGCGAAAAGGTCAAGGTCTCCAACAACAGCGTTATCGGAATTAAGAAAAGGATGGAGGATGCGAACAAGTTTGACCACGGGACTTGGAAGAAGAACACCGCCAAGGTGATGTCTGAAATCGTGACCAGAGGCTCCCAGAGACTTCTCACGGAGATTGACAACATCCCCGTAGGCTCTCTCCCCCTTGCCATCGCCATCATCACGGACAAGGCTATGCAGTTGCAGGACGCTCCCTCTGTCATCGTGGAGCATCGCCTTAAGGTCAAGCACGAAGACATCAACGCTATGATTAGGGGTGACATCATTGATGTCCCAGCGGTTGAAAATAAGGATTGACATCAGTAATACTAGTTTATGAATAGTAAACCCGTTATGTATCAATATCGGTTTAAGAACCTAAACATCAAACACGAAGGGCTTGATTTCTTGGTTAACGGAATCGCCCATTACACAATCGAAGATTACGAAGAGGACGGGAAGCAAGCCGCTTTTGAATTAGCGGAACTTTATGATGCCTTGGGTAAGGACGGCTACATCACCTCACAAGAGGTTCTGGGCTACCTGTCCGACAGCACAGTCGCTACCCTTAACAGGGACAGCCACCTGTGCCGTATCCTTGGCGGGAAGATTTAACCAAGGTTTAAGTTCCAGCATACAGGCTGGACAGTAACTCACGAAAGGGATTCCTACCTTGAAGGTCATCGTCCCCGTGTCATCACACAGGTCGCAGGACTTCACGACCTTTTAGTGATTACGATGAACTCGTCCCCGTCCTTGACCAAGCGAACCAGATAGCCGTCCTTGATTTTAGTGTTCTTGAAATAGTTCACGGCTTGGTGGATGTCCTTGTGGGCGTACAAGCCCTCATAAGAGCCTTTAGGTTGCTTACGCTCCTCGACACGGAACATAGACTTGTCAGTCCAAGTCACGGACTTGCCGAAGACCTTGATTGCGTGGGCTTCCATCTTATTTAGCGAGTTCCGTGAGTTGCTCGATAGTGAGGTCGCTCAAGGCGTGGTTAGCATTCGGGATGCAACCGAAAACCAGAACACGCTTGACCACGATTTTATAAGTCTGATTGATTTCTGGGAACTTCTCGTTGAGTTCCTTGAAGTGCTTTACCCAAGAGTCGTGGTCTTCCAAGGCTTGCTTGGCGGTCACCCAATCGTGGATGTAGATTGCGATTTCGCCATTACAGGCAGATGTGATGATGACGCTGAATCCAGCGGTGCATCGTTGAGCCATCTTTTCGTAGTCCATATTATTTGTTGTTTTGGTTAGGGAGAGTGGAGCAGAGTTCGTAGTCATCGTTGAGGATGTCAATAATCTTATCCTCTAGGTGGGCGAGGTCTTCAATAGTTACGCCTTGAAGTTCGTTTTCTTTTTTAGTTTCGTAGGAGCGAATCCTTACCTTGAAAAAGAAAGCGTGGAGTTCCTCGGGGTCGCCTCGCTCGCCCGAAGACAGGTCTTCAAGTTGGTATTTAGCCGTTCCGCTTACGAGGACTTCCGTGTCCCCGTGCTTGAGTGGCATCTTGTTGAAGTGATATGATAGGTCTTCCATAGGATTATTTTTTCTTGGTGCGATGTTCGTTAGCGAGACGCAAGACTAGTTCATTAGTCTCTGCCTCGTAAAGCATTTTGCTGTAAAACTTTTGTTCGTTTCTGATTTCAGTTAGAAGATGAACTCCAGACTTTCCATCAGCAGAATAGTAATTGCTGTTGTAAACCTTATAGAGTTCTTCCTGTTTCTTCAGAGACTTCTTGGCGAGGGTACGATAGTACTTTGCCTTTTGCTCTAGGGTGATTGGTTCGTTCTTCATATAGATATGTTATGCCTTTTTCTTTTTGTGTTACAAGTGTTTTTTAAGGAAAGTTGTGGGGAGGTTTTTCCTCCCCGTGGTATTATGCCCATTGTTTTAGGTTAAAATGGAGACGGCAGGTTCAGCCCCACTAGCAGATGAACAACTGCTCTGGTCATTTCTGAATCCAGAAGGCTTCCTGCCGTCAAGTTAATAGGAAACAGGCTTCTCACCTGTAATTACCTGTTTAATATATTATTGGAGGAACTAGTCTCTCCGCATTAAACAGAACCTAAATTGGATTGCTGGCGGTCAGAATGTCATAAGCGGGAATGAGTAGATACCCGTGAGGCGATTTCTCCGTTACCTCAATTCTTCTACCAGCAAAATTCTAAACCAAAAAGGGGAGTTACCCCCTGCTCTTTATACCTTGCCAGAGAAACCTCGACCAAGGATATAGCCAGCGAGGGCATTATCCAAGGTCTTTTTTCCTCCGTTATGCTCCGTGCAAGCGGACATAAGTTTCTGATGCAGGTGGTAATCGAGTTGAGCGAGGAAATCCTTGCTTACTCTTTTGCCGTACTGCGTTTTGCAAAACTTCTTAACGCCAGACGAATTGATATATTTGAGTTTCATTTTGGTTTGGATGGGAAAGAACAGAAAGGGAGAGAATCACCTGTGTGATACCTTGCAACAAAAAAGTAGGGGTTAGTAACCTCCCCCCACGGATTACTTCAACTTGATTTTAATCTCAAGTTCGTCTTGGAACATCACTCGCAACTGTCGGGTGATTTCGTCCCGCAGTTCCTGCGTGTCACCGAAGGAAGCCTTGTCCATATCAGAAACGACATCCTTGACCTTATCTTCCAAATCAAGGTCTTCGATAGCCTCTTCGACTTTATCGGAAACCTTGCTTTCGATTTCGTCATCCACATACGACTGCGACACGATGTCGTTGTCATTAATGTAGGTTTCGATTCGGTCATTGATGTCATCCTCACGGACATACTCGTCAAGGTCGGGCGATTCCATTTCATCCAACTTTTCAGTCAGACGCACTTCCAACGCTTCAACCTCTTCGCACAGGTCTTTGAGGGACTTTTTCAGTTCCTCATTTTCCTTACGGAGCAGTTCGACAGACAGGTCAACCGAACACACGAAGGTGTCGAGACCGAGGATTTTCATAATCAGTTTTTTCATTTTGTTTTTTTGTTTTTTGGGTATCCCGCTCCTGCGAGATTGCAGGTTTACGGAAAGGCGATTTCAAAGAGCGTGAGGGTGTTGCCACCCTGCACCTACTATCATTCAGAGTCCCGACCACCCTGCAACACCTTTGACACGACCTAGTGAGTCATTAGTAAACCTTATTGCCTGTATAAGATTCTGCCAGCCTCTACAGGATTATTATAGAATTATAAAATAATGAGACTGACTTGAGAATAGGAATCTGAATCTTGATATCATTACCCAAGATTACAGGATTAAAACCCAGTTCTAGATTCTAATCATTACTAGATTACTAAACTTAAACAGATTCAGACCAGCCTTGCAAGGGACTAGCAGGAGTCGTGCCAAAGTACCTGCAAGGGTCTAGATTGCCCTAGGAGGGTGGCTTCTCCCGCCCGTGTAAGACCCTTGACCACCCCGTCAAAACGCCTCCTAGGGGCAAAAGAACACGCATCGTAACTCCTTGAATCTCAACGACTTACAGCGTGTGATTGTAAAAAGAATGTAAATGTAAAAATTGTAAATAATGCAGACCTGCAAGGGACTTGGCACGGAAGGTGCTTGCACGACCTAACGCTCCTAATCCTGATAACATGACCTAAGATATAATGTTAAAAAAGTGTAAAGACGGCTAATCATCTAATCGTGACCCAAGAACCTATGTATAGTTCATATACCAATCATAAAATGTAAAGAGAATGTAAAAATGCAATCCTAGGGGTCTAGGAGGCGATTCTAGGGGGGTATCCCAGTAGGCAAGGGTCTTGCATAGGGAAACGAGGATTCGGGCATATGTGCAAAAATCTACACAGGGACTTGGCACGATACTTGCTATGCGTGCGTGCGTGCGGTCTAGCAAAGGGCAGGAGGCTCAAAAAAAAGTTAGAAAAAAATGAAATAGGGCTTGATGCCCTGCAAGGATTTGGATTGAGTCTCATCAAGCGAGGCTGACCCACGGGTTGCCAAACCCTCGCCCAGAACTTTGACAGTCTACTAGGAATCCAAAGGGCGAAACAAGCGGGACGCAGGTGCGTCCCTTGTCTAGCGGTCAATCCGCTACTGATGAGCCCACATCAGAATTCCAAAAGCACCCCGCACAGGTTCGTGCCGTCCTGCCTCCGCAGGGCGTGACAGTAAACTAGAAATATGGTCTCCCCCAATGAAGTCGAAACCCTCGAGGTCGTGGACACGCTGAACAGCGTGGATTTCGAGGTCGGTCTGGAGCGTCTCACGCTCGCCAACGGGACTCCCACCCCTGCCTTCGCTACTGTGCGTAAGGACAATGGTGCGGTTCTGGGCGTGGTTGGCGAACGCTACACTCCGATGCAGAACAGCGTCCTATTCCCGCAGTTTGAGAGCCTCCTCCGCTCCTCTGGTCACCGATATGAATCCAAGGGGTTCAAGGTGATTGACGGAGGTCGGCAGGTACGGGCTCAGTTCCGATTCCCCGATATCGAATTGCGGATGGGCAAGGGCGATGTGTCTTGCCTCCAAATCATGGTTCAGAATTCCTTCGATGGTAGCCTCAAGGTTGCTCTGGATGTCGGATTCTTCCGCTTCCTCTGCTCCAATGGCGTGAAGGTTCCCATGTTCAAGGGCTCGTCCTTCTCGCTGATGAAGAAACACACGGCTTCTCTGAATCTGGATTTCACCGCCCACGCTCTGGAGAACAGCCTCACCAGCGTCACGGAGGCTCGCCAAATCTTCACGGATTGGCAGTCCACCCGCCTCACGCAATCGCAGGGTCACAAGGTTCTGAATGGTCTGGTGATTGGCAAGGCGATGACCGCTCGGATGTCGGACGGGATTCGTGAAATCTGGGACAAGCCGACCTACGAAGAGGACGCTGACCGCAATGTCTGGAGCCTCTACAACGCTGTCACGCAACACACGACTCACGAGGTCGCTCACAAGCGGTTCAATCTCGCTGAGCGTGTCACCGCTGACACGGCTTCCCTCCTCCGCACCAGCGTCCGCAAGGGTATCGACTCCCTCTTCGTGGACACGCTCCCGAAACGGGGCGAACTGAACTAAGAACCAGCCGACAAAGGGGAAGGGGCGAAAGCCCCGACCCCAGCGTCACCAAATCCTAACTACAAAAATGAAACTCCTGTTCCCCCGTAAGGCTCCGAAATCTGAACTCACGAAGGTCTGCCCCATCTGCGAGAAGCGGAAGCGGCTGGAAGCCTTCCCCGTCACGAACAAGGCGAAGGGCTACCTTCACTCATATTGCAAGCCTTGCCTCTCGCTGTACGGCAAGCACCGCTACCAGACCATCAAACTCAAATCCTAATCCACATATCCAAATCCTAACTACAAATCCCATGCATACGCTCATCAACGAATCATACGAGTCTATCAAGACCGCCCTCCACTTCGCCCTCAAGGGCGAGGAGATTCTCTATCTCCTGTGTGAGGAGAAATACGACTCGAAGAAAACCGCAAACTGCCAGTCCGAGGAGGTCGATGCTCTGCTGTCAGAGTGGAGGCTTCAGAAGCGAATCTGCGAACGACTCGCAAGAACCCTGCACGACTTGAATCAAGATTTCACTCACGATGCCTTCCTTCCTCAGACGCTGGACGGCAAAGGTGTCTCGTTCCTCAAGCGGCTCCCAGAGCGGCAAGCGAACGGCTCCAATGTTCTCCCCGTCCGTAAATCCTAACTACAAATCCAATGCACGCCTTCCTCGTTGGTCTGGTGCTAGCCCTCTGCGGCTGGCTCCTCACCGCTCTGGTCTTCTCCCTCTGATTCAGATTCCTAGTAGCCTGTCCAACCCCAGCCTCCAGACCGCAAGGTCTGGGGGTTTCTTGTTTGGTATCCTAGCCACCTCCGTGCCTCCCTACGCCCCTGCAATCCCCTTGCCTATACCCTAGCCTACCCCAGCCCCTAATCCCGCCTCCTAGAGCCTCCCAGACCCCTCTATTCGCCTGTCTATTTTTGGGCAGATATCCTAATCCACCTTTTTACTTTCCTTTTACAATCCCAAGGATTCCAATCCTTTTAGTATTCTAGTATAATAGTATAAACCTTATATAAGGAATGGGTCACAGCCTGCAATCCACATTCTATAATAATCCTTATATAATCTTTTTACCTTTTTATTATAATCCTTTTATAATAGCCTTTTACTATTCTATTATAATTCTTTTACTATTCTATAAGAATCTCGTCAGACCCTACCCCCTAGGGGCGGGGGGGGTCTTTTTCTTTTACCTAGGGTCTCTATAATACCCATAACCTCATACATAATTTTTATCCTAAAAGACGGATAAGGCTTAAGGCGTTAGGCTTTTGGCTTATAGAAGAGGGATTATTAAGGGAGTGTAAAGAGTGTAGCGTCAAGAGGAAAGTGAAGATGTACTGATTTCGGACGATTTATGCTTGACACGGAAGATTGCAACCCCCTAATAACCCCCTGTGTTCAACCCCCTCAATCCCCCGTATTCTCGGGGGAAGGGATTTAGACTTTTTAGTTGACTAAAGGATTTCTCTTAGGAATAAAGGAGTAGTTCTTTGATTTGCCTTGTTAGCACAGCGGTAGTGCGACTGTTTTGTAAACAGTAGGTCGTAGGTTCAATCCCTACACAAGGCTCCATTTGGGTGCTAGTCTTAGAGACTAGGCATAATCGTTATATACTGGAGTAAATGCCTAATGTATGTGTCCAAGAGTATATAAATTATGACTGTGCGGTTCAAATCCCACACACCCACCATTTAGAGGGTTGGCAGAGTGGTCTATTGCGGTAGTCTTGAAAACTACTGGGTGTAAAAGCCCCATCCGTTCAAATCGGATACCCTCTGATTTACGACCTATAGTTCAACGGATAGAACACCCGCCTTCTAAGCGGGTTATCTAGGTTCGATTCCTAGTAGGTCGATTGTACATCGAGTAGCGTAATGGCATCGCACCTGCTTTGGGAGCAGGGGATTGCAGGTTCAAGTCCTGTCTCGGTGATTTGACGCATTGGTGTAAGTTGCATTCCGTTCATCGGAGGAAAGAGGTTAGAACTCCTCTTATGCGTCCTTCTGCCCCGATGGTGTAATGGTAGCACAGGAGATTTTGGTTCTCTTAGTCGGGGTTCGACTCCCTGTCGGGGTTCTTTCGGGATTGTAACTCAATGGTCAGAGTAGCCGCCTTTTAAGCGGTTGGTTGTGGGTTCAAGTCCCGCCAGTCCCAGTCTTCACGGAAGTGGTGAAATGGTATACACGACTGACTTAAAATCAGTTGCCTTCGGCTTGCGGGTTCAAGTCCCGCCTTCCGTATCTTGCAAGGGGGTGTAACTCAG